ATCGTCCGTGTGGGTTGGAAGCGCATCACGGTTCCCATCAAGCAGATGGTTCCGGTGTTCGAGCACTTTGAGATCCAGGACGAGGAACAGGCTGAGCTTCTGAAGCAGGCCATTGCCGCCAAGGAAGAGGATCCCCGTTCCTTCGAGGAGCACGCCGAGCCCGCTATCAAGGAAGCCATCAAGCTCTACGAAGAGCAGGGTGTGATGACCTATGCGGTGCAGTCAGGCGAGCAGGAAGTCACCATCGACAAGGTGCTCGAGAACCGCCCGACCGTTGAGGTGTGTAACCCCACCAACGTGTTCTTCGACCCGAGCTGCCAGGGTGATGCGCTCAAGGCACTCTTCGCCATACAGTCCTTCGAGACGAACCAGGCGGATCTGAAGAAGGAAGGTAAGCGATACAAGAATCTCGATAAGGTCCACTGGGAGAACAACGCTCCCATCATGGAGCCGGATCATGCCACCAAGACCCCGAGTGACTTCAACTTCAGTGACCCCATGCGTAAGCGCGTGGTGGCGTATGAGTATTGGGGTCTCTACGACATCCACGGTACGGGCACCCTGGTTCCCATCGTGTGTACCTGGATCGGTGACACCATCATCCGGATGGAAGAGAACCCCTTCCCGGATCAGGCGATTCCCTTCGTCATCATTCCCTATCTGCCGGTGAAGCGTGATCTCTACGGCGAAGCCGATGCTGAGCTCCTCGAGGAGAACCAGCAGATCCTCGGTGCCGTGACACGAGGCATGATCGATCTCCTGGGTCGGTCCGCCAACGGTCAGCGCGGAATGCAGAAGGGGATGCTCGATGCGTTGAACAGGCGCCGCTACGAGAACGGAGATGACTACGAGTTCAACCCGACCACGCATCCGAGTGCTGGTGTCGTCGAGCACAAGTATCCCGATATTCCTCAGAGCGCGTTGCTCATGCTCAACCTTCAGAACCAGGAAGCAGAGGCTCTGACCGGTGTGAAGAGCTTCTCCGGTGGCATGTCCGGTGAAGCCTATGGCGACGTGGCAGCCGGTATCCGGGGTGTCATGGATGCTGCCTCCAAGCGTGAGATGGCCATCCTTCGTCGTCTGGCGAAGGGCATGACCGACATCGGCCGCAAGTTCATCTCGATGAACGGGGCCTTCCTCTCGGAAGAGGAAGTGGTTCGCGTCACCAACAATGAGTTCGTGGTGGTCAAGCGCGAGGAACTGGCTGGTGACTTCGACCTCGAGACCGACATCTCCACCGTCGAGGTGGACAATGCCAAGGCCCAGGACATGGCCTTCATGCTGCAAACGATCGGCCCGAAGATGCCTGACCTGGCTCAGCTGATCATGGCCGATCTCTGTGATCTCAAGCGTATGCCCGAACTGGCTCACCGTGTCCGGACCTTCAAGGCAGAGCCCTCTCCCGAGCAGCAGCAGATGCAGCAGCTCGAGATCGAGAAGGCTCAGATGGAGGTTGCCAAGCTGAAGTCTGAAGTAGAACTCAACCAGGCAAAGGCACAACAGGCACTCGCCCTCAAAGATAAGACTAACTTGGACTATGTAGAGAACGAGAGCGGTACCACTCATGCCCGAGAACTAGAGAAGCAACAGGCTCAGTCTCGTGGCAATCAGAACTTGGCTGTAACGAAAGCTATTGCAACTCCAAAGAAAGAAGGCGAAAAGCAACCTGATGTTGAAGCCGCGATTGGTTTCAATGCTATGAGTGACGATCTGGAGAGGATGGGTGGACGTAATCCGCAACTCTCTCCCGCTCCACTCATGCAGTAACGATTAACTCAGGACCAATCAGACATGTCTGAAGTCATCCCCACCGAAGTCCAGAAGCTCGAGATCCAGCGTGAAGAGTGGAAGGAACTTGTTGATCGTCGTCAGGCTGCTCAACGCCTGGCTAAGAACATCGACTTTCGTTCACTCATTCTGGATGGCTTCTGCCGGGACGAGGCTGCCCGTTATGTGCAGATGTCCTGCGATCCGGCCCTGGCTGCCAATGAGCGTGCTGATGCCCTCGGTCTGGCTCAGGCGTCGGGTCACCTGAAGCGGTACCTCTCCGTGGTGACCCAGATGGGTTCCTACGCTGAGAACCAGATGGGTACGCTTGAAGCAGAGCTCGTCGAAGCCCGCGCCGAGGAAGAGCAGGGGGCTGAGTGATGAGTGACACTCAGACTTCTGAGTCCGACTTCCTTGGGATGTCGGACGATGACTTCTCCAAGCTCAACGGTCCGGAGACCTCTCCGGAACCCGTTGTAGCCGAGCCAGTCGTCGAGACCCCGGCTGCAGAGCCGGTGGTTGAGACCCCTCCGGTCGTTGAGCCAGAGGATAAGACGGATACCAAGGATCCCGTTGTTGCTCCTTTGGAGAACAAAACGGGAACCCTCAAGATTGAGGGGGAAGTCCAGGCAGAGGTCGTGCAGTCCGGGGATCCGCAGGATCCCGCGAAGGCTGCAAAGACCGATGCCGTCGAGACTCCCCCAGAGACGACGCAGGCCACCATCAATTATGAGGGGGCCTACAAGGACTTCATGGCTCCGTTCACCGCGAACGGGAAAACCATCGAGCTCAAGTCCCCTGCCGAAGCCAAGCAGCTGATGCAGATGGGTGCGAACTATACCCGGAAGATGCAGGCGATTGCCCCGCATCGGAAGGTTCTGATGATGCTCGAGAACAACGGCCTACTGGATGAGGGCAAGCTCTCCTTCTTGATCGACATCGAGAAGAAGAATCCCGACGCTATCCGGAAGCTCGTGAAGGACTCTGGCATCGACCCGATGGAGATCGATACCTCCGTCGAGCCAGCCTACCAAGTGGGCAATCACAAGGTCAGTGATGAGGAGGCAAGCTTCCGCACGGTTCTGGATGACATGAAATCCAGCGAAGCCGGGCAGAAGACGATCCAAGCCATCAATGCCGACTGGGATCAAGCCTCGAAGGATGTGCTGTGGAGTTCCCCCGAAGTCCTGACCGTGATCCAGGAGCAGCGTGAGAACGGCATCTATGCCCGCATCACCTCCGAGATCGATCGTCGCAAGACCTTGGGACAGATCTCCCCCAACGTTTCCTTTCTTCAGGCCTACCGGGATGTGGGTTTGCAGCTCGAAGCAGTGAATGGATTCGCCGACCTGGTTCGTGCGCCTGTTCAGACTGCTCCGGTCGCTGCTCCCGCACCTGTTCCTGTCGCCGTTCGAGTGGCCGCACCTGGTTCCACTGTCATCAACAATGACAAGGCCAGTGCCGCTTCCTCCTCTCGCACCACGTCCAAGTCTGCTCAGCCGATCATCAATCCGCTCGCCATGAGCGACGATGCTTTCATGAAGCAGTACGCGGGCCGGGTGTGAGTTCGCTGAACCCCTGATCCAGAACCTCCCAGCTTCCACAAGGAAAGATCGCTTCCATGGCTCTTCAGTATAACGCCCCACGAGAGGGCACCAAGTCCACCATCGATAGTGCCAACTCGAACCAGATGAACACGTTCTTCTGGCTCAAGAAGTCGCTGATCACGACCCGCAAGGAGCAGTATTTCATGCCCCTCGCGAACGTCGTCAACATGCCGAAGAACTTCGGCAAGACCATCAAGGTCTATGAGTACATCCCCCTGCTGGATGACCGCAACGTCAACAGCCAGGGTCTCGATGCGGCTGGTGCCACCATTGCCAACGGCAACCTCTACGGTTCGTCCCGCGACATCGGCGTCATCAATGCCCGCCTGCCGGTTCTCGGTGAGAACGGCGGTCGTGTGAACCGCGTCGGCTTCACGCGTATCGAGCGTGAGGGGACGATCCACAAGTTCGGCTTCTTCACCGAGTTCACGCAGGAGAGCATGGACTTCGACTCCGATGACGAGCTGAAGGATCACCTCTCCCGTGAGCTGATGACCGGCGCCGTGCAGCTGACGGAAGCGGTGCTTCAGAAGGATCTGCTGTCGTCCGCTGGCGTGGTTCTCTTTGCCGGTGCGGCCACCTCCGATGCCACTGTGACGGGTCAGATCGTCCCGATCAATGGTTCGACGCCTGCCATCCCGGCGAGCGTGGTGACCTACGACAACCTGGTCCGCCTGGACCAGATCCTCACCGACAACCGCACCCCGAAGCAGACGACCATTATCACTGGTTCGCGCAACATCGACACCAAGGTGATCGGTGCGACCCGCGTGATGTTCGTCGGCTCCGAGCTGGCTCCGACGCTGAAGCGCATGACCGACTACTTCGGCAACAAGGCGTTCATCGCGGTCCAGCACTACGGTGACGCTGGCACGCTGATGAACGGCGAGATCGGGACCATTGATGCCTTCCGCATCATCCAGGTTCCCGAGATGCTGAACTGGGCGGGCGCTGGTGCCACGGTGACGGCCAACCCCGGCTACCGTGCGACCACCAAGTCCGGGACGCTGCGCTACGACGTGTTCCCGATGCTCGTGGTCGGTGACGACAGCTTCTCCACCATTGGCTTCCAGACGGATGGCAAGACGGTGAAGTTCTCGGTCATGACCAAGATGCCCGGTATGGCCACGGCCGATCGCACCGACCCCTACGGTGAGACGGGCTTCAGCTCGATCAAGTGGTATTATGGCCTGCTCGTGAAGCGCCCGGAACGCATTGCGATCATCAAGACCGTCGCTCCGATGTGAGCCGAATGGGAGAGGGCTTAGGCCCTCTCCCTCTTCTCTATTCCAACTACCTTCTCACAAAGAGAGATCATCATGACCGACGAACAGAGCCAGGCTCAGGCAGCTCTGCCCGACGAGCTCACCATCCTCAAGGACCGTGCCCGTGTGATGGGTCTCGTGTTCTCGAATAACATCGGGCTTGCCGCACTCAAGGCCAAGGTTGCCGCCAAGCAGGAAGGCACCGAGGAAGTCGTGGCCGAAGCACCGCAGGCCAATCCCCTGGTCGGTGAGACTGAGCCCGCCGTGAAGGTCATGTCGCTTCGCGACTACCTCATGAAGGAAGAGCTCAAGCTCATCCGCTGCCGCATCACCAACCTGGATCCCAAGAAGAAGGATCTGCATGGTGAGATCCTCACGGTTGCCAATGAGTACATCGGTACCGTCCGCAAGTTCGTCCCTTTCGGTGAAGCCACCGACAACGGTTATCACATTCCGAAATGTATCTACACGATGATGGAGAGCCGGAAGTTTCTCGACATCCAGACCAAGAAGGGCACGGTCGGGGACACTCCCACTGTCTCCGTCCGGTGGGTCCGTGAGTTCGCTCTCGAGATCCTGCCGCCACTGACTGCCAAGGAGCTTGAGCGTCTTGCTGCCACCCAGGCTGCGGCGGGTCTTGCCGACAACACCGACGAGGACTGATCGGGTCCGCTTCCTGATCCAGGCCCACCCGTTCCAGACGGAGCTGGTGGGCCTTTTCGTATCCTGAACCAGAGACAGAATAGAGAGACATCACCATGAGCTGCGGGGCCGAAATCGAAGCGGAAGCTCTCCTTCTGGCCCTGACGAATGGGATGTCGTTCGACATTCCCGTCATCGATCTGGATGGACCGCTGTTTGATATTCCAGCGGGCATCCTCGACAGCATGTACGAGAAGGTCGTTGCGGTCACGATCGAGGATGTCACCACCCGTGAAGTCGGTGGCTCCGGTAGCTTCGACGCCCTGATGGAGAGCGTGAAGATCCACCTTGGTTCCGAGTACGACAAGGGTCGTATCACCGGGGCTGAGTACACGAAGGCGTACATCGAGCTGACCCAGGCAGCCATGGGCAATGCCGTTCAGTTCGCGCTCAACAAGACCCAGGCATTCTGGGCAGCCCAGTCCGCACAGATCGCAGCGATCACCGCCCGTGTGGCGATGAACATGGCCAAGGTCGAGCTCATCAAGGTTCGCTCCGAAGCTCAGCTGGTTAAGGCGAACTTCGCCCTGGCCAAGGTGAAGCTCGCCACCGAGAGCATGAGCTACTGCATCCAGAAGTATAATCTCGAGACCATGCTGCCGCTGCAGTTCGAGATCGGCACCTTCGACAAGCAGCTCAAGAACGCCCAGCTGAACACGGCCAACTACCAGTTGAGCAATGTCCTGCCCGGTCAGTTCGAGCTGACCCAGGCGCAGAAGACTGGCGTGGATGTCGAGAACCAGACCAAGAACTACAACCTGAGCACAGTGCTTCCGCAGCAGATGGGTAAGCTCGCTGCCGAGAAGCAGCTTGCTGAGTACCAGGTCAGCACCTCGATGCCTGCCCAGGTCACGCTTGTCCGGGAACAGACTGAAGCCCAGCGGGCTCAGACCCAGGATACCCGCACCGATGGTTCGACGATCCTCGGTGTGCTCGGTAAGCAGAAGCTGCTCTACGCGCAGCAGATCACGTCCTATCAGCGTGACAGCGAGCTCAAGGCCGCCAAGCTCTTCACCGATGCCTGGACGGTACAGAAGACCATCGACGAGGGTCTGCTTCCCCCCACGCAGTTCGCCAATGCGAGCCTCGATGTCGTCCTGGGCCATATCAAAACCAACAACAACCTGAGCTGAGCCTGAGACTGTGGGACTCTTCAGCACCACAAAGCAGATCTTCGTCTCGTCGGTTGTCTATAACCTGGCTGGCGGCGAAGACGACCGCATGGACTACCTCAAGACGGTGGTGGCCGGGGCAGCTGTTGGCCCCGGTACCAACTCCATCGCGTCTATGATCACGGACTCCTATCTCAAGGGTCCTGGCATCAGGCTACGGTCGTTCGGTCGCTGGGCTCGAACCAGTGGCTATAACGGTACGTTGGGGATGCTGCCTGGTTCACTGGTGATCAAGTCCAGTGTTCCGGCTTCCTCGCTCGAGAACCTGATCCCGCATCAGCCCGAGGAGACCGTCACGATCCAGACGGCAGAACTGGGGGTGCCCGATTATACCAACTGGGTCGATCGCTACATGGTGGCCAATCATCCGGGGATCCTCGACACCGAGTACGAGACGGACTTCGACTATGCGACCAAGGTGGTCTCGATCACCTTTGCCAGTGGTGGAGCCACGGAGACCTTCACCATCCCTGACTATGATCCAGCAGGGCAGTATCTCTACGTCAGCTACAACCTCTCCACCGGGGACGAGCCAGGTCCTCTGGTGACTGGTACGACCTATACGCTGGCAGAGGGTGAAGACTTCCCGAGTGTCTCGGACTGGGACCTCATGTACAGCTCCGGTCCTGACAACGTGTACTCCCGCACTGTCTTCCTTGGCATGGTGGGTGGTTCCCTTCGGTCACGCCAGGACGTGATGCTGCAGAGCACACCCGACACTGGTCCCAGGACGTGGCGCCTTGATACGCGGGAGAGCGCCCTCAAGACCTATTCGCCTCTGCAGATCTTCATCTACCGGAAGGGTTCGGGGAATCCATCCCTCGATGCGCTATTCGCGACATCGACAAGTGCTGGGACTTATCTGCCCCCGGTGCCTCTCCGGATCGACAATGCCTTCGTCTCGGATGGCTGGATCGGAGATGTGTATCCCAGGGCCAAGCGTGCCCTGAAGAAGTCGATCGATGCCTCCTTCAGTGATCTGGTCGAGCGGATCGAGGACAACGCCTCACTCAACGACATCGACTATGCCTTCGCCGTGTTCGGGGTATCCCTCAACACGAAGGATGCTGCGTGCCAGAGGTACATCTATGAGTTCTTCCAGGAGATCATGCTGGGTCAGGATCTGTCCGGTACAGCCTATTCCGACTGGCTCAGTGACTGGGCCGAAGCCAAGGCGAGTGTCGTGGCATGGGAGGAATGGGCAGCCAATCAGAGTGCTGCATCCACGTCGGACTACGGCAGCCCGGAGCCAGTGAAGCTCAGCTTTCCGTCTCCACCGTCGTACACTGTACGGGTAGCCAGTAGTCGGACCGACCTGAACTACGACATGATCGTCTCCTGGAACTCGATCCAGGAAGCTGTCTATTCAGGCCAGGGTCGTCCCGGAGCCAAGGAGGGAGACTTCTGGTTCGAGGATGGTGGCTCCGAAGTCTATGACCAGATCGCCAGCTGGCTCGGTGGCGAAGATGGGGGTTACACCTACGAGGCACGGGTCATCAACAAGACCCGTCTCTACTGGCAGACGGGCGATGACACCTTTCGGCGTCTCGAGATCTACGGCCTGGATCATGCCAACATGGTCTACGGCGGCAAGGGTGTTTACATCTCGGCCCGAGACGCTCTGCTCGACGAGAATGAGAGCGGCTTCATCATCCCGCTGCATGAGGAGATCATCAAGCGGATGCCGCTGAAGGAGTCCACGCAGCTCAGCACGACATGCACCTACCTGGTGTTCAACTGCTATCAGATCGTCAAGACGCAGTGGTACCAGCAGGACTGGTTCAAGATCGTCCTGATCATCGTGGTGATCGTGATCATCGTCTATAGCGGTGGTGCTGGTGCAGGCTCAGTGGGCTTGCTTGGATCCAATGCCGCTGTGGGTGCATCTCTGGGCTTCACCGGTACAGCAGCCCTCGTCGCAGGTGCCGTGGCCAATGCCGTGGCTGCGATGATCCTGACCCAGATCATCACCAAGGTCAGCACGGCCCTCTTCGGCGACAAGCTGGGCGCCATCATCGGCGTCATCGCCTCCATGGTGGCGGTCTATGCCGGTACAGCGATGGCCAATGACCAGAGCTTTGCCTCTGCCTTTGGCGACATGATGCGGGCTGAGAACCTCCTCAAGCTGACCTCTGCGGTGGGCAATGGTTATGCAGACTTTATCAAAGCGGACACTCAAGATGTTCTGCAGAGGACACAGCAGCTGACTGCCGATTATAGTGCCCAGTCGAAGGAGATCGAGGCGAAGTACGAGGAAGTGCTAGGCGGTCAGAACGGGACGATCATGGATCCACTCTCTCTGACCAATGTCTCTCGCCCACGCATTCTCGAATCTTCGGAGAGTTTCCTGGGTCGAACACTGATGACGGGTAGTGATATTGCGGGGTTGTCGCTCGACATGCTGACGAACTTCACATCAATCACACTCAACACCGATCTACCTCTCTGAAGGAGAACTTTGATATGTCTGATCGTATTAACGCCTACGGTGTGCCGGAGATGGACTGGACCAACTTTGGTGTGGCTCAACCGCCCAGCTATGCTCCTATGCCCGCTGTTGGTGGAGCCAGTGGACTTAACTTCGGTGGATCCAACACCACCAATGTTTCGCCCAGTGGGCTTGGTTCAGGCCTCGGTATGAACATCGGTACCGGTCAGTTGGCTCTCGGTGGACTCGGTGCCCTTGGCAACATGTTCACCTCCATGCAGGCACAAGGTCTCGCCAAGAAGTCGTTCGACTTCCAGAAGGGTGTGACCAACACCAACCTGGCGAACCAGATCAAGACCCTGAACACGTCGATCATGGATCGTGCCCGTGCTCGTGGTGCCGTCGAGGGTCAGAGCCAGTCGCAGGTGGATGACTACATCAACCGCAACAGCCTCTCGCGCTGAAGGATAACCACCCATGGCTCAGCCTTTGACCTGGCGTAACGTCGAGGCCCCCGAGTTTCGGGGAGCCATGGACGGTATTCGCCTCGCTGGATCCTCTATGGATCGAGCCTTCAGCAGCTTGAGTGCTGGTCTGGAGAAGTTCGATAGCTCTCGTCGTACCGATGCCGAGGGTATGCTGCTCAATGCCGCCACCCGGTATTCCGATCCCCAGGCTCTGCGTGCAGCCATCGCCGATGGCTCGGTGTTCCAGGGGATCGATCGCAACCTGGTGGGTCGTGAGGCTCTCGGTGCGTTGGACAGCCGTGCGACATCTCTCTTGAGCCAGGCCACGAGCCAGGAAGCCTTGACCCAGGCACAGAGGATGAACCCTCTTCTGTTTACCGGGCAGCAGCAAATCATTGCTGGCCGTGGGGTTGAGAACCAGGTTGCGGCGGCGACGGCCAGTGACCGCATCAGGGCCGCAGCCCTGGCCAATGATTCCACCGTGGCGAATATCGCGCAGAGCAACGCGAGCACTGGACGAACTCTTCAGGACACTGAACAGAATCGTCTTCTCTTCCCCGATAGGTTTGCTCAGGGTCAGTTCGCTACGACCGCAGCCGGTCTCGGTGTGGTCAACGCTGGTGATGTTATCAATGAACGGCGCGGTAAGGTTGCCGATCATGAGGAAGCCCAGGCTGCGATCACTCGCCTCAGGGGCCTGGATCCGGTCGGTATTCGTATGGAAGCGGCACGAACCCGTCTGAGTACCGGGGCTCAAGCCATCTACGATCAGCATGTCAAAGACAACTACGCTTCGGCATTCACGCCCGACGCTATTGCTGCGACGCCTGCTGGACTGCCGCAGGTTCAGCCCGGTACTGCGCCACCGCCGAGGGCCAGGATGAACCCCTCCCAGCTTCTTCAGGAAGCTGGTCTTGGTGGTGCGCCTGCTGGTGCAGCTACGGCGACATCGCCTGTCTATTCCAGCCCGGAGACTAATGGTCGGTTGAATCCTAACCAGCTGGCTCCCCTCGGGATTGGTAATCATCGGGTGGCTCCGCATGTCGTGCAGCCCTTTAACAACCTTCGGTCTGCTGCCTTGCAGGCTGGGTTCGATATTGTCCCCACGGACAGTTATCGGGACATGGCTGGTCAGGAGCGCGTCGCTCGAGAGAAGGGCAGGACGAGCCAGGGCGGTCTCGCCGCTGAACCCGGTCACAGTCGCCATGGTCACGGCGAGGCACTGGATCTTGGGCTTCGTCGTCCTGACGGTTCCGTGGCTCCACTTTCTCCTCAGGCCGCGAACTGGCTCCGTGAGAACGGTCCTCGCCATGGGATGGAGACGATCGCCAACGAGCCCTGGCATTGGCAGGTTGCTCGTGGTGGTCAGGGACAGGGACAGCCTGCTTCGCGTCCTTCGGTCGTACTGGCATCGGCATCTGGGCCTGCCCCAGCTGCACCTCCTCTAGGAGCACAGCCCGCTGCTCCCGGTCCGCGAGCACAGGCGGCCGAAGCCTTTATTGCCCAGGCTGCTGGTGCAACTCCCGTAGCAGCGGTAACCCCTGCTGCTCCTGTCGTGGCCCCACCTGTGACAGCTGCCCTGGCTCAGGCTGCTCAGGCCCCACAGCCGACTGGGACCAGCCCTGCTGCTGTTGCAGCCGCAGCTGCTGGTGCGACGGTATTCCCGACTTCTCAGGAGATCCGCACTACGTCTCGTGAAGCTACGCAGAGTGTGGCCGATCGCGTGTTGGAGATGACCCGTGCCAGGAATCAGGGTCTTCCCCCGATCGTGGCCGATTACGACAAGCTCGCCGAGAACACGAACCCGATCGGTGTCGTTGTTAAGGAACTTCTTGCTGCCAACGCCAACCTGACTGGAATGTCTGAAGGTGAGCTGACGCGGCGTATCAACGGAGTGCGTGAACAGAATCCGGGTATGTTCAATCTTGCTCAAGCCGGTGCTTTGATCGCGCGTAGTGTTGACAGCAGGCAGGCTGCCTACTTCACCAGTGAAGGTGTTCTGGGGGATGTCACTCCTGGATTTGCTCAGAACAACACGCGCTATGTTCCACAGGTCAATGAAGAGCTTCTGACTCGAGAGATGGATAACCTTCGTCGGGGTACGACGGTGCAGGCCGTCGATGCTCGCCGAGGTGAGGAACAACTTCAGGCTCGTCTGGTTCAGTCGGGTGAGGCTTACGGTAAAGCGACCGCTGCTTACGAACAGATGCTCAACGCCAGCGCCATTAACACGACACTGCGCGGTGAGCCTCTGGCTCGAGCCCATCACCTCATGGAGAAGGCCCGTGAGCAGATGGAAACGATCCGGGCCGAGACACTTCGGGTCGTACCCAGGTATCCGGGTGGAACCGATGGTACAGGTCGTCGTGACACAGCTGGCAATGTCATCGCTCGCGCCGCAGCAGGGGATACCCCCGATGAACAAGTCAGGGGCCACATCCCACTACGGAGCGGTACTCCCCGTCCCGGAACCAGGGAATACGAGCAGCTTCGTCGTGAGCGGACGAGGTTGTTGCTGGAGAGTTCTCGCTGACTACTAGTTTGAGAGAAATGTCTTCCTAAAAGATATACAGAATAACAGAGGTCCCCTTACTACGGGACTTCTGTTCACCAATCAGTGATTGCTAAGATGAAAGGATACGAACACCTAGGAAATACCAATGTCGGGATCTGTCTCGGATCTGCTGGCTCAGGCTGCTGCAGTCCCAGCTCCGGTTGCACCTGCTCCTGTCCTGCCGCCCGCTGTTCTTGATGAGGCAGTTCCGCCCTCCTCTACCAATCGCACGACACCTATGACGGCCTCGGAGCGTATCCGAGAGCAGGTTGCGAACGCCTCCGCGAACAAGTACCTCGATCTGGGCGGTGTCCTTCCCACTGAAGCCGATGCCTACCGTTTCGCAGCGGGTCGTAACACTGGGGCCGGTGCCCGCAGCACAACCCAGGTTGAAGAGGATCTGAGTACTCTCCGCACGGAACAGCTGATCGCCAAGTATGGTCGGCGCCAGGCCATGCACCTGCTGTCGATCAATGCAGCTGGTCAACGGAACTATGATGCCGATACGACTCAGGAGCGGACTGGTTCACAGATCATCGGTGACGCGGCTACTGGGGTAGGTCTGGCTGTCGGTAGTGGCTTGGCCAACATCGGAGCCATTGGTCTCGGTCTGGCCGACAGCAATGCAGGCGTCTCTGCCTCACAGGCGATCCAGGAAGCAAGCACCGCGATCCAGGGAATGCAAAGCCCCGGTATGCAGGGCCAGCGTCGGGCTCTCGCTGCTGCCAACGAGATGTCCGAGCGGGATAATACTCAGGAATTCAACCGGGAGAATCAGACCCTGGTTCCGGGTCTTGCCGATCTTCGCCGCATTGGCCGGGATTTTCGAGACCAGGGCTCTAACATCGTCAGCAATCCCGCGATGATGGGTGATCTTGGAGCCTCTGCCGTTGGTTCCATCATCACGGCTGGTCCGGTGGGCAAGGCCATCGCCGGTGTCGGTCGCGGTCTCGGTGTCATCACCGAATCCCTGGCCGGTGGTGCCGCAGCTCGTGGTCTGGCCACGATTGGTGAAAGCCTCCCGAGCGCCACCGCACTGGGTATCGGTCTGACTGAAGGCAGTGGCGCCTATACCGGTACGGCTGCCGAAGTGGCAGCAATGCCCTTCGATCAGCTCAACGATCGGTCTCCTTATTATCGCAGCCTGCTTGGTCAGGGCATGACCCAGGAAGAGGCGCGCACTGGGGCAGCCAATCGAGCTGGTATGATGTCGGCCACCATCACGGCACCGCTTGCCGTGGCAGCGGGTCGTCTTGTTGATCGTTTCGAGGGCGCACCTTTTAGCGTTGGAAGTCTCCGCGCAGCCGGACAGAACATGATCCGGGAAGCGACTGAGGAATCCATCCAGGGTGGTACCGGCGCCGTCGCTCAGAACATCGCCATCCAGCGTGTCGCTGACAGTGATCGGTCTCTCTCGCAGGGCGTCGGTGAGCAGATCGCCTCCGGTGCCATTGGTGGTCTCGCCGGGGCTGGTGCGATCCAGGCTCCTGCACTGGCGGGTCGTGCTGCTGGTGCTGCAGGTACCGTTGCCGCTGCCGGTGTGAGTGCTGTCAATGCTGTTGCGGCCGAGAGGGCAGAGCGCCTCCGTGCCCAGAACGAGGCTTCCTCGCCCGTGGCTGACGCCACGGTCAGGGCCTCACTGGACGAGGCGCAGACCCAAGCACCCCAAACCGAAGCCGTGGTTCAGGCCGCTGTCGAGACCGCGATTGCGGCCGTCCCTGATGCTCCTCCCGAGCAGCGGACCCAGGCACAGACCTATGTATCCAACCTCATGCAGGCTGCCAGCTTCAGCCCTGAGGAGGTTAGCCAGCAGCCCTCTTCGCTGCAGCCCATCCTCACTGGATCCACTGATCGTCTGGATGCCATGCAGCGCCTGGCTGCCGAGATCAAGGCGGCCAGCACCGACAGTGAGCGTGCTCTTCCCGCTGCCATGGCTCTGATGGAGATGCGGCAGAAGCTGACTGACGCCGTGATGGAATCGCCCGAGATCCTTCGCAGCCTCGATGCTGAAGATCCGGCGATGCTCCTCATGCAGCGCCGTCGTGAACTGAATCGGGATATTTCCAGCACGCCCACGATCGTCGAAGCCATTGCGAAAGCAGAACGACATATCGAGCGGATGTTCGCTCAGCAGGAAGCGGGCAAGACCGAGATGGTTCAACCCATCCCGGTGGAGAAGCTCAACACCCCAGAGGGGCAAGACAACGTAAAGAAGGCTGTCTTCCTCGCACACTACGCGCCAGAGCGCATGGACCTCGGTGTGACGAACCAGATCCTGGCCCACAACGATGGTGGCAGGCTCGAGCTCACGCCGGATCAGCGTAACTCCCTTCTCGCGGCACGGGCCATCCTCGAGGCGGTCAAGGGTGGAGACGACCAGGCCGCAGGCCTGGGATTCGACAAACCCTTGACCGCCGTGTCTCGGGAGATCCAACTCGATACCAATCCCAACTCTCCCAAGCTATCGGCCATGGCTCATATCAAGAGCGTCGTGGACTCGATGCGCCAGGGCAATGTGGATGGTGCCAGCACCCAGCTACGTGAGTTCGGCAAGTTCGTTCGTCACATGCAGAACAAGGCCAAGGCTATCAACCAACAGGTTGATGAAGGTGGTGCGCCCCAGATGTTCAGGGCCTTGGATCCAGAGAAGCGTGAGTGGTACGACACCAGGGCTCCGATCATCCACCTCAAGAGTGCCAACGCTGCTGGCTCCATCAAGCTGGCTCAGACCGCTACGCTTGAGAGCCAGCGCCTCACGGACATCTACAACAATGTGAGCCAGGCATTTCCCCAGCTGAATGCTGGCAAGGCCACTCGTGTTGAGATGTCTCCCCTGCTGCAGGGCACGGCACAGGAAGTGGCCGAGGGATTCAAGTCCGGTACTCGTGTCTCTGGTTCGGCTCCCGTGGTTCAGACCGAAGCGAAGGTTGAGACCAAGACTGAGACCAAGGCTCCTGTTGAGGCAAAGACCGAAACCAAGAGCGAGGCGAAGCCCGAGCCAAAGAAGGTAGAGGCTAAGGCTGAGACACCCAAGCCAGCAGCGGTGACGGAGACGGTTGTGACGCCGAAGGCGGCGGAACCGGCGACAGCCGCTGCGGACACCAAGACTGTTGAGACCAAGACCGGAGCTCCGAAGGTTTCAGAGACAACTCCGAAGGTTTCCGATGGAGCTCCGAAGGTTTCGGAAGAGACAGCACCCAAGAAGGAAGAGCCCTTCTCGAAGCTGATTGGATCCGAGACCGGGAGCAAGCTCACCAACTTCTACAAGAAGGCTTTTACCAAGCCTGAGAAGCCGAAGTCTCGGACCCAGGGGATTGAGTCTCCCCTTGAGCGAGTGAAGGCTGCGTTCTCCTCTGGCTCGTCGATGGCTGCCTTCACCGGCAATGCCTCTGACGTGTCGCTCGATAGCGATGTGGCCAAGGCTTATAAGAGCGTGCTGCGTACCGGTGATCGTCTGGGCAAGATCCTGCAGGGTCGTCTGGACGCTGCCATGGACAAGAACGGTCTGGGCAAGGATCTCCTCGATGGACGGGAGGTGAACCGCTGGCTCGATGGCAAGGCTCTTAACATCGTCGAGAACCAGGACGGTAAGCTCTCCTACAACCCGGAGCTGATTGAGAACGCAATCCTGGCTGGTCTGCAGTGGGCTCTGACGGTCAATCAGAGCATCACGCCTATGGCGGACGAGGACATCGCCAGCTTCTTCGGTGTGGATGTGGACGACATCACGGATAAGATGGTCAACCAGATGAAGTCTGGTATCACATCGATCCAAGCTAAGCGTGCTTTGGCCCGTAAGATTCGGCAGTTCTGGGGCTTCGATGCGGACGCAAATGTCGAGGTCGGATACACTGAGGGCATCCCCGAAGCCATTGCTGCCGAAGTCCTTGAGGCACTCTTGGAGAATGGGCAGCTCAAGGTTACGCCTGTTCATGCTGAGTTCAGCAAACAGAAGGACAACTTCGTCGAAGGCGAAGACAGTGTTGAGTTCATTGTTCGAGACGTAAATCTCTACAACTCCACGCGGGAGTTCGATGAGAACGATCCACTGAACAAGGACCCGTCTCGTATTGAGAAGATGATTCTCATCGAGCCGGAAGAGGTCAACTACTTCGGCGATGATCGTCCTCGTGTGGCCAAGAGCCAGCTGCGTAATGCCCTGGTCGATAACACGCCTGAGCAGCGTGAGATGATCAAGCGTGCTCAGAACGAGAAGCACTACCTGAACGTCCCGCAGTTCGAGTTCTACAAGGCACTCGGCAAGGATAACTTCCTGAAGCTGCTGGGTGCTGGTGATCTCCCGAACCGTGACAAGGCAGGCAAGCCTCTCCACAAGCTGAACGTGAACCACCGGGCTACACTCGAGGGCATCAACCGCACTGTCGCTGGCGGCTACGATCACCTCATGGGCATGGTTCAGGAGCTCGAGACACGGGCCGGTGATGCTGGCGTGGACATCGACCAGATGCCGATCCACTACGCCTACAACGTGACCCGCGTGGGTCGTCTCATGATGCTGGGTCGGTACAACCCCCAGTCCACCAAGGCTGTGCGTGAGGCCATCCTGCCCACTCGTGCGACCCTGGATCTGAGCTCGCGTGAGACCGAGCACTACAAGATGTTCATGCTCGCCATGGCTCAGGGTCTTGGCGAGAAGGTCCACAAGCAGAGCCTGCAGACATCGATCGACAACATCGAGGGCAAGCTCTCGGGTGATCTGGAAGCCGCCGTCGATGTCATGCGGGATTTCCAGACCACTGGCCGCATGACCGATGCCGAGGTGCAAATCCTCCAGGACAGCTTCAAGGCCATTGGTGAGCCAGTGACCTCACTGGGTCTGCACGCCCTCATGGAGTACGCCCGCTACCGCATTGCTGATGACACCAGCGCCTTCACCACCTCGCTCTATGTCGAGGCCGACGGCGTCACCAACGGTGCCATCAACGCGATGATGCTGCTCAGCGTGGGCGAGTTCACCAAGGAATGGGTGAACCGCATGGCCAAGGGTGGGCTCAACCTGCGTGGGCACAATGGTGGACCGAAGACCCTGAACGATCTCCACACCCAAAAGGATGGTGGCGACAAGAAGGACATGTACCAGACGACGACGGACAAGCTGATCGATGCGCTGCGTACTCTGCGTGGGGAGAAGATGTCCCCCCAAGCAGCCGAGCACATGCGTCGTCTGTCCGAGGTGATGCACCTGCTGATGCCGGACTTCTCCATCACGCAGGACGCCAATGGCAGGGACCAGCTGAACCTCAAGCGGGGCATCGCCAAGAACCCCCTGACCATCACCCTCTATGGTTCGGGTGAAGCAGGCATTGCGGCTAAGGTGATGGGCGCCATGACGGAGGAACTCTATGAGAGGATCTCTACCTCCATGGCAAAGCTCGACGATGGGCGTGCTGCCAATGTTGCGGAAGCTCTCTTCGGGGATAAGGCCACTGATACGAAGTCTGCGCTGCAGTTGTTCGATCAGTTCCAGACTGGGATGAATACTCTCACTCAGTTCGAGATGCTTCGATCCAAGGACGGCAATCTCTATACCAAGGAGACGAAGAAGGCTGTTCCCTTCAAACTCTCTGATCCAGAGGATTTCAAGCTCACTTCGGCGCAGTTGAAGACTCTGCAGAGCAATGTCCTGCATCTCTTTATCATGCCGCTGCGTCAGGCTATCACTGAGACGGTTGGACAGCAGTTGGTGGACGCAACTGTCACTCTACGTCGTGCAACCCAAGTTCAGTCCATCTTCCAGGCGAACTCTTTCAATTCAGCGATCTCTGAGAAGATTCACTCCAAGCTGACGGAAGATCCCCGACTGAAGGAGATGAAGATCTCCAAGGATCAAGTCTATTCCGTTCTGGCTCTGGATGGGCTCGATAACAAAGAACTCGGCGTCAAGCTGAAGGAACTTGGACTTACCTTCACTCAGATGGCAGAGATCCGCCGTGTGCGTGGTGAAGGGCTCACCAAGAAGGAACAGGACAGTATCCTGAAGGATACTATCACTAAGTTCCCGTTGATCTCCACTGGAACCCAGGTGTTCTTCCCTGCAGGCAGTCAGTCCACAGATTCCAATGACTCTGAGTACGGTAAGTCTCTGACTGGTACCTTCAAGACCCCTGGCTTCGTGTTCGGACCCAAGGATGCCCGAGTGGCGGGCATTCCCTTCATGGTCATCGGAACCGGTGACGGTCAGGCCATTCAGAGCCTGGTCACGGGAAAGAACGCTCCCAAGGGTGCGCTCTACATCTACGACGGTGTGAACTTCAAGCTCACCACGCTGAAGGAGGATTCGGTCAAGGCCAACCGAGCCATCTTCGACAGCTGGCAGGGCAACCCCATGGAGGCCGTGCGGAAGGCTTATGTGGCGTCTCTTCCGAACTTCGATGTGTCGAAGCTGTCGGAGGAGGAGTTCAAGAGCCTCAAGCGTGCCATCAAACGCCCCGGTGATAAGGAACCGCCTGAGACTGTGAAGGGTGTTGAAGTCGAGCTGAAGCTGCTGCCGATAACCCTGAAGGATTCCTCGATTTCTATCGAAGCCCGCCATCGCGTGATGAACCGGGTGTCCCACAGCATCGACCAGATGGCCGCAGCCGGGGCTCCCTATGCTCACCCCGGCATCAAGCTCGAGGGTATGAACGACGAGGAGATCTCCAACTCCCTGAACAAGCTGCTGCGTGAGGAGGAGATCAAGGTTCGGGCAGAGATGTCCGATACTGTGAGTACCCCGGCTATCACTAAGCCTGCTGTGAAAGCCGAAACCCCTGCTCAGGTTACACAGGCTCCCTCTCCGGAGAGCCAAAAGCCGGTCACCTTCGGGACGCTGCACAAGGCAACGGGTGTTCGCATCCTCTCGCCCACTGCGGTCAATAAGCTGGTCAAGCACTACGGGTTGAATGCCACCCAGCAGGCGATCTTCGACCAGATCCGCCGTACCAAGGCAGCCAAGGACTACACTGTTGTCCATGGTTCCGCTGAGCAGTTGGTGGATTACGCCGACAAAAAGGGTCTGATCATTCCCGTCTTCAAAGACGGGGATCGGGGTCTCACCTCGATCGATGAGAAGATCATCTACCTGGTCAATCCCTCGAAGGAAACCTTGGTTCATGAGTTGATCCACGCCTCGACCTTCGAGAAGGTGAAGGCTGTTCTCGCAGGCAAGGACACCACACCCGAGGTCGTGGATGCGGTGACCCGTCTGCAGGCTCTCATGGCTCAGTTCCTGGCCCTCGGTGGTACGGGCACCCCGTACAAGCAAGCAGTGTTCGCGATCCAGGGACACCAGGCCACCAAGAACGACGCCGCAGCCCTGAACGAGTTTATGGCATGGGGCCTGGCCAATAAGACGCTCTCCGAGGGTCAGAGCCAGGTGAAGGCTTCACCCCTGGTTCAGCTTGCCAAGGACATGTTCAAGGCCATCAAGACCATCATCTTCGGCCGGGCTCGTGTCACCAAGCCCGAGGAGGACATGCTCTCGAACCTCCTGTTCAACACGAGCATCCTGGTTCGGGCACAGCCCACCCTGCAGGAGCAAGCCAGAGAAACCATGCTCTACATGAGTACGGCCTATGGTGAGAGCCAGCGACTGGCGGACATCGGGCGCACGTTCGATCGACAGATCAGCACGCACCTCGAGACCAAGACGGACGCCAAGAGCACCATCGATCGGGCTGATCGATATGACCTGGCTCAGCAGGGTGCCGAGCAGCTCGCCAAGTCGGCGATCGATAACGGCTTCTCCATGACAGGCCAGGAGCGTACCATTTTTGAGACGATGGTTGCGGTCCTGGCAACCGAGGCCGCCATCGATCCCAATGCCATGGCGACGGCACAGACGCTCTACACCCATGTGGTGAAGAACCTCACGCCAGATATGCTGGTGGACGAGGATGACGTGGATCCGGGCCGTGCCCAGAACACAGCCCAGCGCCGTTATGACGTGCTGGTGGGCAACCGCCTCACGCTGACCGATCAGTCCAAGCGTTCATCCCTGTTGCCGGTGTTCCTGGCTCTGGCCATGGTCAATGATCCACTGCGCCAGGCTCTGGCCAAGATCGAGGTGCCCAAGATCCTGCTTCAGGATGGCAGCACCCTCGACAGCAAGCTCGAGAACATGGGCAACCTGATGATGGATTCGCTCTCTCGCCGCATGGGTGGGATCAATAAGAGCGACAACATCCAGGAAGCCATGGACGCGCTCTCGGCTCGCATCCAGACGGTGAGCCAGGACGGCAAGAGTACGATTGAGATGCTCTCTGGTCCTGGTGGCCGGATCGTCGATGGCACCAATGACGCCGTGATCAAGGGCATGAACGCCTTGGCCGGTGCCTTGGTGAAGAAGGCGGAAGCTCGCCGAACCAAGAAGCCCACGCTTCTCAATCGTGGTGTGGCTGCGACGACCAAGGTCATGGCAGCACTCGTCAACGAGGACGAAGCCGAGAACGTCTCTACCGGTGTGATGTCCGGGGTGAACACCGTCGAACGCTTCGCTCCGATGCGGGAGTTCGTCGGTGACCTGGTGGGTCGAACCACGGACAATGCCGGTGTGTATGACCTGATCAAGAAGGTCAGGTCCTATGTGCAGGCTGTCCGCCAGCAGTTCCGCGAGGATCTACCGACATTCATCAAGAACCGGTTCAGCCGTCCTCTCACGGAGCACGAGTGGAGCACCCTGTTCCGTGGCATGGCCAAGACAGACCTGGCTGTGCTGGCTCAGGGTCGCAAGGTTGCCGATGTCCTCAAGCTGCTTGGGGATCCCAAGAGCGTCAAGGCTGAGATCGCCAGGCTGGAAAGCGTCATCCGTGACGAGGACAAGCGGTTCGCCCCTCTCATCGAAGCCAAGGCTCGCCAGCTGGCGCATCACATGAACACAGGTGAGCCAGGGACCAACCTGCTCAGCAATGCCGGGGCTGTGGCCCGGTTGCTCAATGAGCGTGTGCCGAGGAACCGTCCGGCTCCGACGCCAGCTCTCATTGATGCGGTGGACAATATAACGACGCTTTATGCGCTCGAGGGTATGAGCCAGGAGGACAAAGACAGTCTCGCTTCCTTGGTTCAGGACGAAGCCAAGGGTGTGGAGTTCGCTCTCACCACGCTCATGAGCCAGCGCAAGACTGAGATGAAGAAGGTTGAGTCTGGCCGGGCTGACCTGAACCACTACAAGGGGCACATCCCGAGCAGTGCCAAGGAGGGTGCCAGCCTGATCGTGGCGGATGTCTCTCGCCATGCTGAGCTCTTGGCCAAGAGCTATACGATGGTGGGGGATTACTCTGGCTCCAATGCAGAGCTCGGTCGTCCGCGTCAGGCCTACTACTTCTCCTCCGTCCCGGCACGGGCTGGCTTTAACCAGGGCATCTTCCAGAACGTCCATCAGACTGCCTCTGGGGTGGAAGCCAATACCGGCTTTACCTCGGATATGGTCGCTGGCCGGATCACCGATCCGAAGCTGGTGGAGGACATCAGCAAGTCGCTTTGGTCCGAGGCCAAGGGATCCAGGGAGAACCTGATCCCCCGGTTCAATGTCGCAGGCAAGGTCATCGCCTACGAGCGTTCCCTGGATCCGGCACAGCTTGAGCGTCTCGAGCATGACTCTCACCTGGCCAAGATGATGGGTGTGTGGCGTGGTCGTCAGGAAGAGGAGGGCATGGCTCAGGCTTACAACGAGCAGCTAATCGACGAGCTGGGCAAGATGTACAAGAAGGACATGGCCGAGAGTTCCTCGAACCAATCCCGCTATGTGGATCTCCTGGATCAGGACACGCTCGATAAGGATCCAGTGCTGAAGGATGCCGTGGCTCTCATGTCCAGGCAGACGATGAAATACGCGGAAGAGAAGTTCGATGGGAAGGGGTTCTATGTGCGTCGGGACATGCTCAACGACGCGCTGGGATACCGTGCGGCCTCAGTGGGCGACGCTTGGACGGGTATCACAAGGCTCCCTCCTGGCTTGCAGAACGGAGTGAAGAATCTGGCATTGAGCTTTGCCGGTAATGATGCGTACCGGTTGTTGCTCACTGCTGAGAAGACGATCCAGAACACGGTCAAGGATGCGCGCCTGCTCATTGTGGTGAAGTCTGTGGTTGTTCCTGTCGCCAACTTCGTCTCGAACGTGGTTCAGATGTTGAGCCAGGGCGTTCCCATCGGCGACATCACGAGGGCCATGCCCAAGAAGATTGCCGAGGTGAACAGCTACACTGCCGGTCGTCTGCGTGAGGTGGAGGCAGAAGCCGAACTTAGTGCGGCCGAAGCCATCGATGATGTGGTGACGGCTCGCAAGCTCAAGTCTGAGATCCAGACGATCCAGGACAGTCATCGCCGTCTCTCGATCTGGCCGCTGATTGAGAATGGTGAGTTCAGCTCGATCTCGGATGCGGGCATTTCCCGTGAGGACATCCTGCTGAGTGAGGGACGCTTGCACGCCTACATGGAGAACCTGGCTCAGAAGCTGCCTGGTTCCCTGCAGACGGTGGGCCGCTATGCCTTGATCACCAAGGACACGGCGCTGTTCCAGGGGCTGCAGAAGGCCGTTGAGTACGGAGACTTCCTGGCCAAGTCGATCACCTACGATCACCTGACCAAGCGCAAGGGCTTCTCGAAGGAGAAGACACTGGGCAAGGTCACGGAGAACTTCGTCAACTACGATCGACTGCCGGGACGCTCTCGTGGTGCCGTGGAGAACCTGGGTCTCTTGTGGTTCTACAACTACAAGATCCGCTCGGTGAAGATTGCCGCCAACATGATCCGGGAGAACCCGGTCCATGCGATGCTCATGGGTCTGATGCCGATGCCCGTTGGTGTTGGCACACCCATCGAGGACAACCTGCTCACCAAGGGATTCAATGGTGCGCTGGGTCACTCGATGGGACCGGGCATGGCTTTCGGTGCGTGGAGGTTGAACCCCTTCGCAGCAGCGGTATTTTAAGGATTGTACGGGCCGTCCACCGACTTTGAGAGCAAGTGTGGCATGGGGGTTCCCATCCCGCTGCCACCTCTCGACATGACGCCCGTACTCACTGGCTTGGGTCCTAGCCAGTTCAAAGGAAAGGCAGCCAGAGCACCACGCTCTGGCCGCCCAACTACGCACCTGCACAAATGATATCTGGTAGCTTGGGGGAACCAGGAACCTTTCATTGTCAGTCAGGCTGCATAGAAGCTCTGTCAGCTCCGAGAACCGGAGGGCTGACCATATCGGACTACTTTGTTGTTAACCAATCCTACAAGGTAAGTCTGATACCAGGGATTGGAAGTGAACCCAGCGTAGAGTCTGTATTCGAGGACCTCTGCCCCGCCCTGTGCATGGACTGAGGTAGGTGTACCGAGGGATTCGATCACCTGTTGCTTGGTCATACCCATATGGATATTGCTCAAGCCCTGACCGGACGAGCATCCAGCAAGAGTGACCGCTATAATTAATGCAAGTGTGTGTTTGATCATGGTTGTTCTCTACGATTCCCCGGAGATCTCTCTCCGGGGAGTAAGTGTTCGGTCAGCTGGTGTCCATCGGTGGACCTGGCTCAGTACCTCGCATGAAGTACCAGGCGAGACCCAGGAGCACGATGATAATGGCCAGGTAGGGAGCCATGGCTATGATGGCCGCCGTGATGACCAGCACGGCGGCCAGAACCAGGACCCCCATGATGAGGATCCCGGTTCCAGTCATCAGCTGGGCTTACGCAGACCCTTGAACAGGGACTTCGGTGCGCTGCTGGTGTCCTTAACCTCGGGGACATGCTCGGCCGGGGGATCGGACTCCTGCCCACCGACGACGGTCAGGCCAGTGGGAGCGGCAACCGGCTCTACTGGCTCCTCGTTCGGGGGAGCAGTCTCTTCCTGGATCTCGGGATCCACGTAAGTGGTCTCCTTCGTCGCAACGTTCTCAAACGGCGGACGAACGAAGTTACGCTTACCGAACACACTGGGCAGCGGTGCGGGAGGACTAGGCTGAACAGGGGGCGGTGTCGGATCTGACAGAGGCTGCATCATATCCGCAATCTGAGCCGCCTGAAGATCCGCGACTGTGATCACAGAACCAAGGGTGATGTCCACCGTAGCAGTGAAGCCGGTATTGCCCCGAGTAGCGGCCATCTCGATCTCGATGCGTGTACCCGGCTGGATGTTCAGGATCGAGTTCAGGTACATCTTGATACCAGTCTCGATCTCGGACTGGATTAGTGTAACTCGCATATAGTGTCTCCTTTAGTTGTAAAGTCTCATGAGATTCTGGAACACGGGCGTGTTTACGCCTGCGTGTATGGCACCCAGGGCATCGGCAACATGCTCAGCCTTGGCAGTAATACGACCCCTGACATTGGGAAAATCCGCTTCCGGATAGAGAGCGACCGCACTTGCGATCATCTGCTCCTTGGTGGCGTTCTTGTTGCCAGTCAACGCGAGTTTGACCTCGGTTGCGGTCACTTCGATGATTTGGATCCCTTCTGCCCGAAGAGCTCCGAGGATCCCTACGCATATCCCATAAGAGGCCATGGCTCTGGCAGATTGCGAACCAACAGGTACTTCGACAAATATCACCTTGGCTCTACGACCCGCAGCCAGGGCAGCCTTAGCAAGCTGTTCAGACACCGCAAGGTCTGTGGAGTTCTGTCGGACTTGCTTGGACTTTGACTTTATTGGCTCCATGACCAGGAGACAGGATGCGTCTAAGCACCCTGTCTCCAGATCGAGCTCGCCTTCAGCAATGCCCCAGCTCGTTAAACTTGGGTCAAATCCAGCTACGGCGAGCTTCATGGTTCAGCTCAGGCTGCGTTCTTGGCGCCGAAGAGAGACTTCTTCGGAGCCGACTGGGCTGAGCCAGCAGTCGGCGGGCCAGCAAGAGCACGTCCACCAGGACGACCCAGCAGACCGCCACCAGGAGCCCCAGCAGCACCGTCCTTGATCTTCCGCTTGTCACGGACCAGGCCCTTGTTGCGCTCGACCCAGGCGTCCCAGAACACGCCCTTCTCGAGGCCCTGACGAGCCTCGGGAACCGTCATCTTGGTCTCGGTGTGAAACACCTTCTCGATGACGTTGGACACGCGGGTCTCGGCGATCGGCACGAACTCGTCGCCCTGCTTCTCGTTCTTGTTCTCGAGGAGCTCACCGATACCCAGCGAGACGACCTGACCGATCAGCGAGGTGATGACGGGAACCGACTTCGGCAGTTCCTTCTTGGCGTCGGCGTCGTACACCTTCACCATCTTCTCCTCGACATGCTCTTCCTGAGCCGCGAGATCCGAACCAGTGGTCACCATGCAGATCTCGTCCAGGATGACGAAGCCAGGAAGAGGGACCTTCCTGTTCTTGTCATTCTTGTCGATGAAGAAGTTCTCACCCTGCTTGTTGGTGTAGTAGATCGTCTCACGGTACTCACGACCACCGTGGTCGATGATCAGCGTGATGTTCTCGGCGCCGCCCTTGGACTTGCCGCAATAGGCCTGCTTGATCGGACCCGTGTAGATATCGGTCTTGACCGGGGCATAACCGCCCAGACGGTCATTGGTCTCTTCGAGACCGGTCTTCGTGATCTTGGTGAAAATACCCATGATCGTGCTCTCTCTTTATGTGTGTTTAGTTGTTGGTGAATCGGGAACCAGGGAAGTCAGTTCCCGTAGAATGCTCGTAGGTGGTTCAGCAGCAGGTTGGCGTCATTGTCCGTGTAGGTCTGGTTCTTGCTGAACAGCCCCATAGGGGAGCGAATACGTTCGCCGACCGTAGCTTTCGTCACACGGGTTTGGAAGACGTGTTTAAAGCCAAGATCCTGTTCCTCCTCCGAGATATGAAGGAGGTTGGTGTCAGCGTCCTTGAGGTTCTTGGTCTCAATGCGCTTGGTAGACACCACCGTACTGAAATAACTTTCCAGCCCGTTGTTCTTCAGAGAGCCCTTAACGGGCACCTGAACGCGCATGACACCAGCAGCCTCATCGAGCTCGGCACGGGTGTGACCCAGAATGATCACAGGCTTGCCGAAGCTCGCCACCTTGAGCTGCATGAGGTTCTTCCAGAACTGAGCATAGCTGGCCCAGCCCTTCATCGTGTCCGAAGACCCGATGATGTAAACGCTCTCAAACATCTCCATGAGGAAGGTACAGGTGTCGATGACAATGCCGTCGATGTCGGGATTGTCGGTCCCGTAATCGAATGCCTCGTACACCTGGTATGGATCAGTGATGACGGTGCCTCGTGCCTCACCACCATGCCAGCTGGCTCGGAAGGGAGGACGCTTACCTGCCTCGCAGTTGAGATAGATCCAGCGTTCTTTGTTGGGGATATGCTGCAGTGATGCGGACTTGCCGGTGCCGCTCTCCCCGGTGATCAGGACTAGCTGGTCGTTCGATGCTACTGGCTCGGGTGTGTCGCTGGACACGGTTTGTTCTCCTTGTGGTGCGAGGAGACCCCGACCCAAGAAACAGGATCAGGGTCTTATACGAGTTAGGCCGCCAGCTTCTCGAGACGCTTGGCCACCGTCACCATGACGGTGTTATCGACCTCATCCATGTCGAGGGGATTACTCAGCTTACGATTGAAGCTGTGTACGGCGAGGCTGATGTCCGTGAAGCCCATACCGGCATCCAGGAGCGTCAGTGCGAACCGGATCATGTGATTGTTCCGTCCGCCCTCGACCATGCGCTGGGCAAACCAACGCTCAAGATTGTCGAGACTCTCGACCTTCTTGAGACCCTCCTTCCACTGCTCGTTTCGCTTCGTCTTCGGGATGAAGGGAAGCGCGTCCAGCAGCTGGCCCTCGAGGTTGTAGTGGTAGAGGGTGTGCTCGTTGGTCTCCCACTTCTTGGATCGCTGATTAGCGTTCCTGTCCGAAGGAAAGGGGAGCCAGTCCATGACACTGTTCATGAACTCCTTGTAGTCGTCCCCATCGAGCTCGAGCGTGTAGTTCATAGGCAGAACCAGCCTGAACCGATCCCCATGCTGGATGGGGCCGTTGTTGGTCTGCTCCACCGTCTGATGACGCTTGGTGGTGTAGGTGAAGAACTTGTACTCCTTCATGATCTCATGACAGGCGAGGAGTGGGATGGACCCATCCGCGTCGATCACGACCATGTTGAAGCCGGCAATGGCATTGTCGTCAGAACGATGCCCATCCTTGAATGTGTGATTGGCCCAGTGCATGTCAGGCTCCTGAGCCAGTTCATGCAGCTGCTCGAACGGAGCTTCGATGGGACTGAAGTTGTAGGCCCATTCACCGGAGTAGGAGAGCCTGAGCTTCTCTAGGTCCGTGGCCTGCAGGGTCTCACCACGGAAGAACTCCACACCATCGCGGAAGGACTTCTTAATGATGACGTTGTTCGTGTAGCCCCATGCCGTCGCTAGGGTCATCATGTCCCTGCGGACGTGCTGCGCCTTGGGGTAGTACGAAAGATTGTCGATCAGGTCATGCTCGGTCAGGTCCGTATTAGCGTCAGCGAGATACTTGCCAAGGCGAACGTGAACCTTGTCCCGGTGCATGATCTGCTCGAAAGCCTTGCCAGACTCTTCGACCAGCAAGATGGCCTGCATGAGATGGTCCAGTTCGATCTCACTGGATCCATCCACGAAGGCGTAGGCTCCAGCCACCTTGATGACCTTGCCATGGCGATGCTCGAGTTCGGCCTTGAGGATGGCCTCAGTCTCGATCGTCTCCTTGAACCTGGCACCCTGCTTCTCGCACTTCATGCGATAGGCCGTGAGAGCAATGCCAACCTCGTCCTCGACAACCATCTTCCAATTGAAGCGAGCAGGATCTGCGAGGTTCTCGAAGATCATGCCCCACTTGAGCATGGCGACGTTGTTCGATTGATCCATGGAGGCGTGATAGACCTCGGCCGGATCAGCATCCTCGTTGATCTCATCGACCTTGTTGCCATAGGCAAAGAGGGAGCGCCTGGCATAGCCGGTCTGCAGGAGGGAGTTGAACAGCTCCTCCGTCTTGGATCCATCGAACACCTTGGCTGGGGTACCGAAGGCCATCATGTTCGCCGGGGTCTTGCCGTCGAGATCCTCACCACGCTGGTTATCGACGTTGTTCTTGGTGAGCTTCTCCTTGACCAGACCCTGGTCGTAGAGCTCGAGATAGAGCGTCAGCATCTCCATGGACTTGTCTAGGTTGCTGCCGATCTCATCGACCTGGAAGTTCAAGGCGCCCACGCTGGCCATGATGAGCTTCTTGCGAAGCTGCTTGACCGCAGGAACCGTCGCCTCGTCGAAGGTGAAGAGATACGAGCCAGCAGCTCGGTACTCCTTGACAACCTTGTCGTACTCTTCTTGCTGGTTCGTGTTGTTGCAGATGGCCCGGTCGTTGGCGATGATCCAGAAATTGCGATCTGCCAGAGCAGGCAGAGTGTCCTGCGTGAACCGCTTCTTGAATCCGTTGATCAGGCTTCCCTCGACGATGTTGATGCTATGACCCTTGCCGTAGCCAGAGGTGGCCAGGGCAAAGACATAGGCATTGACGGGGATCTCATCGTCATTTTTGAAAACGACGGTGGCACCCATGGAGGATGCCATCTTGCAGAGGAAGTAAGCCATCTCCACGCGAAAGAATCCACGATCGGCTCGACGGGTCTTCGCGCAGATGATGTCAACGTTCTCTTCAACAGCCGGATGGTGAACAATACCGCTAAGATCAATCATGGAATCAAACCTAAGCTCCTGTTTGTTTTTGCGAAGACGCCCTGATGTTTGACAACTTCCTGATCATAAACCGAGGCCGCTTCTTCAGCAGTGTTGAAAGAACCTATGTGGACGACTTTGCCGTTGATCCGAAATCGTACTGAATGGCTATTGCCCCTCGAGCAAACGCCTTTGAAACCAGAGGTGTTATTGAACTTAACCCCCTGGTTCATGAGGTTCTGAGAGCGAGAGGCTGAGCGCAAATTGTCCCAGGAATTGTTCGACCTGTTTCCGTCGATATGGTCGATGTCTTCCTTAGGGAGCGAACCAGTCATCCATAACCAGATGACGACGTGTGCCGGGCAGCTGACGCCCCGCACACTAACTCGACGATAACCTCGGCTATTTACACCGCCGCATACGTCACCAACTTTGCCTCTACGGGGCATGTCTTTGGCGTAAGTGAGCACACCAGTGACGGGATCGTAGTTAAAGATCTCTCGCAGATGCCGGTAGTCACTTAGCTTTACTAAACTGATCATGGCGTCACCCACTGGTCTTTCTGACTGCACAGAGCATACGCCTCGCAGTACCCGCACCGCTTCGGGCTTCCTGGAACAGTGACGACTGCGCCCTTACCCTTCTCAGCCATGAATGTGTTGGCATCCTGGGCTGTGTCGAAGTTACGGGTGGAGCGTCCTGTGGTCTTGCTTGCGTCGGAGTAATACTTGTACTGGGGATCGCTGCGCCAAAGCTCTTCGTCCGTGCAGTATGGGAGCGAAGGCTCTGCTGCAGTCTGGTTCTTGGCGATCTGGTTCAGCTTATGCGTGACCCATTCCTCCGTCTCACGCAGAGACATCAGGGGGATCTCACGATACTCGACCCGCTTCTGCGGGTACTTGGGATTGGATTTCGCCTGGCTCTTCTGCCAGTCGGTAAAGATGAAATTGATACGACCGAAGTCTTCGGTGATGCGACGCAAGGGACGTGCCGCATCGAGCCATCGGTAGAGGCTCATCTGCAATTTGTAGTCGTCGTCCTTGCCACCCATGAGCCAGGTATAGGCACTGGTGCTCTTGGCATCCTGGACGACACCCTCGGTCACCATGTCGAACTTACCGCCAATCGTGTAGCCCATGTGCTCACGGAAGGCGCGTTGCTCGAGATAGATCGGGATGATGGAGTTGCTGGCTCGCACCTCGTCATCGGTCGGGTTGATGCGGATGCGGTCGATGACATCTTGGGGGTAGCCCAAGAGCCGGAGGTTCTTGTCGTAGCCCTTGGTCCAGGCTTTCTCGATGCTGTCGTGGATGGAGTGCCCGAGTGCGCGTGCAGCGAAGCCCTCGACATCCATCGACATGCCGCTGCGGACGACACGGGCGCCAAGGATGATATGACGGAGCGGCTTCATCAGAGCCGTGGCTGAGATGTAGTTCGGCTCGTTGATATGATCGTAATCATCATTCACCATCCAAACCGCCAAGGCGAGCGACACATCGTTTACGTTGGTGATCTGCATGGGGAGTTCCTTGAGGGGGAGATCTACGAAGTGATTTCGGAAGATTGGTCGATGATCTCGAACTTGATGCCCATGTCCTTCATTGGGCCGTAGCCTTCGATAAACTCCTCAGGATCCCAGTCCGAGACCAGACCACGGGCGTAGAGCTGAGCCAGGTGCTCGAGGTGATCATCTATGCTGTCGAAGTTAAAGAAAGACTCTCTGAACTCCTGCATGAAGTCTTCCGTGAACTTCGTCTCGTCCACTGTGACGGAGACATCCTGGGTTACGACAACGGTCTGCGTGAGCATGGGGAGTTCCTTGAAAGAGGTTAGGTGGACGATTCAGACTTCGGGTGAACCCTGACCTCATGGGTCTTGGCGCAGTTCTCACAAATGACGGCCCACGCACCTAAGCCGACAGGAACCATGTACGGATACTCTGGGTGCCCTGGCTTGGTCGTCACGTAATCCAGGGTAGAGTCGTAGAAGGTCTTGTCGTTGCACACATCGCAAAGCCGGCAATCAGCGGATGCCATAAGTGTCTCCTTGAAAGAGGTTGAGAGGGATACGACCCAAGAAAAGAAATCAGAGTCCTATCCCTCTCCTTGATGGATCAGGCGTTGCCCATCGTCTGGGGCATGAGAACCGAGTTCGTGTCGATCTCCTGCAGCTGCATACCCTCGGGGCGTGCATTGAACTCCTCATTGGTGAAGACACCGAGAGGCATGATGTTCGTGATGGCGACGTTGGTGACCGTCGTGCTGGCAGCCAGGTCACCGAGCTGACGGAAGAACTCCATCTGCAGGTTCTGCTGGACCTTGCCGACCATCACGAGCGGGAACTTCCCGGTCTTGTTCATCACCACGCAGTTGACCGTAACGATCGCGGGAGCACTGTCGGGCTCACCCGTGTGGAAGATGATCTGACCGGCGGCCAGGAAGTAGTTCAGGCGAGGGGAGGAGTTGTTGTCGGCCATATCAATGATCTTTCTTGTTATAGGCAGCGATGGCTTCCTCGATGATCCCAGGGATCTCGAGCTCGCCAGCGCCATTAGGGAGAGTGATTTCCTCGGCCCAAGTGGGCCAGAAGATGCCGACCTCGCCACCGAGCTTTACGTGCTTGTGGAATATATCTGGGTGATCTTGCCATTGGACAGCTTGAACCAGATGGTCGTTGGTATAGGCCACTGCCGAGACATCATCTCGGACAAGGTAGTATTGGGCGTCATGAATATGGGCGCAGGGTCGGATGTAGAGTCGTTGTTCACCATGTCTCACCTTGTTCATGAACTCAGAGCCAGCCCTGGAATTGAGCAGGCACCAGCTCTGACCCAGGGCATTACCGGCAGAGCGACCTTCGGCTTCGGCTTCGTAGGGCGTGGCTCGATTGCCTCGGATCACCTGTGACAGGAGAGGCGTCCTCACACGCAGCCCGAAGGCTCCGGTGATGTATCCCGTCTTGGCTGCCTGGTTCAGCTTGGCGGCCACCCACTCGTCACTCACTCGGTAGAGCTCGTGATAGTTAGCCTCGATCTCTCGAGCTTCGGTCATGGTCATGCCGCACTGCTCCATGATCCCCTTGAAGGTGCCTGCATACGTCAGCAGGAAGGTTGGGACCTTGGATCTCTCGCGGAGAGACTTGTACTTCTTCTGGATCGAGTTGATGGACTCAACCGTGTCCTCGATGTCGGTCATGAACTTTCGGAAATACGAATAGGTCCTCAGTGAGTGACCATCGTACCCATCGGTATAGACCTTGATCTTGTTTGGATCCCTCGTAGTGAGGGCCGAGATCTTGTCCTCAAGAGAGGCGAAATCTAACCCAACGAACAGCCATCCTTCGGGCGCTTCGACGCACCACTTGATGCGCTTGCCGTACTTGGACTTGGCAGGGAGGTTCTGCAGGTTCGGATCGCTCGAGGAGAGACGACCGGACTGGGTACCACCGAGATTGAAGTTGCCACACAGGTAGTGCCAGCCATCGGGTCCAGGGATCGCATCCTCGAATGAGGGGATGAAATCCGAGAGGATCTTGGACACACCGGCGTAGTCGATCATCGCCGTGAGGAAGTCTTTAACGTCATCCCTCTCGGTGTGATTGACCAGCTTGGCCAGCGTCTTCCCACCAGTGGCAGGAAGCCCGCTGTCGGTGAAGTCCAGCTGGGGCAGATCCAGCATGGTGTAAAGCAGCTCACGCAGCTGCGGATCGGAGTTGGGATTGAACACCACCGACGCTGGCACATCGTCGATGGTGCCCCGCTTCTTCTTCCAGGTCTGGTTCATCTCATCGATCCAGGCCTGACGCAGAATGAGCGTGAACTGCTGAACCAGGGAGGATGACTTGATGCTGGCCAGGGCCTTACGCTCGTCTCGCTGAAGCAGGTACTTCGCGATCTTGACCTTCCGCATGTTCACGGGAAGCCCCGTGAGCTGCATCTGAATGATGTCCAGGATCGCTGGCTTGAAGAGCTCCTCATATACGGGGAGCTGCTCATCCTGGATCATGCGGTCGTAGTGCTTCTCCCGGACGTAGTGGGTCGAGCACCCATCCACCAGGTTGTACCGGAGCAGGGTATCCAGACGGATGTTCCGGATGTCCTTGATGTCGGTCTGGGCGTAGTTGCCAGCGAACTCCTGGGCCTGGTCCTTCAGCGAGAGCTTGTTCCCGGCACAGGTGTTCGTCGCCAGATAGGAGATGAGCTTGGTGCAGTCCCAGTCCCGCAGCAGGACGCTCATGCCCTTGAGCAGGCCCTGGGTGTCGATGATGCTAGTCATGTAGAGCTGATAGATCAGCACCGAGGCGTCGTAAGAGATGTTGTGGTAGATCGCGGTGTCCCGGTACGCCTCGAAGAAGTACCGGAGCATCTGCCTTCGTGTCTCGTTGCGTACCTGGATCCCGAATGGTGCCTGCGTGGCACCAGGGATACTCTCGTAGTCCACCGCGAAGGCGATGCCCTCGTGCTTGGACCATGAGAAGGTGATGGTACCTATCCCGGCCCGATGAGGCTTGAGATCAAAGGCCTCGATGTCGATGGCGAGTGGGCAGCGCATCTCGAGCAGACGAGCCAGCCAGTCTGCGATCTGGTCGTCCGTTTCGGGGTATGCTTCGTACTGGACGATACCGTTGCCGGGAGGTGTGTAGCCTCCCGAACGGTGAGCCATGAGGGCCTGGATCCCCTGGGAGATCTTCGCCGTCACCCTCACTGGATCATGAAAGATCGAGCGATGGTTGGGGACGTAGATGACCTTCTGAGGACCGAAGCTGGTGTTCAGCACATAGCCGAGGTTGGAATCGACCTTCACCACACCTGTGAGTGTCTTGAAGTAGTCAGCATCCGTCACGACGAGGTACTGAACACCGTTGTCCTGGAACACCGGCATGAGTTCCGAGGTGATGTACTCCACCATCTCGGCCTTGGGTGTCTTCTTCTTGTCCCTGGCGTAATGGAGATCCAGGACGAGCACCTCCTCTGGATCCAGGGAGTAAGGCTCTATGTAAGCCCGCTGGATCTCATCCTGCCGGATGTTGGGGACGAGGAAGCAGATCGGGTAAGAGGATTGCTCCTTCTTCCCCAAATGGAGGTACCGCAAGTTTGCTCACCTTGGTTCGGGGTTGAACTCAGTAGAGTAGTCTGGCTACCGAATAGATCTCGATCCTGGGCAGGATCTTCTCGAACTGACGCAGAGCCCGTGGATTGTCCCGAAGAGTGAAGCCTACCTCCTGACTTCGGGGGAGGTTGCTCACCCCCTCGAAGCAGTCGAGCAGGCACTCAGGCAGGGCATCTCGGATTTGCTGGTTGGTTCGGCATGGAGCCAGCAGAGTGTAGAGGGTCTGTGTGATGAGCTTGCGCTCATCATCGACACTCTTCTTGTCAGTCAGGTAGTTCTCCATCTCTCCCTGCAGGGATCGATGAAGAGGGGTCCTAGCCTGGCCGAAGGCAGCAACCCATAAGGTCACCTCACGAGGCTGATAGTATTTACCTCCATAGATGAAGCCATCGATCAAGGTGTCCTTGAGTTGCTTGTTCTTGGTGTTGAGTTCGATCAGGTAGCCGTTCAGGCGGCGCTCTTCGGCGACGAAGAGTTTGTCGGTGATGAATCTGAGACCGATGTGAGTGACCATCTCATCGCCCCCTAACTCACCAGGCCGCCGTACTTGGCCGAGAGATCGCCATACAAGATCACGCGAGTGCGAGCACGGGAAAAGGCCACGTACAGTAGTCGTGCAACCACGTTTTGTAGGTGGCACGTCGAGAGGTTCCCCACGTCGATGAACACCGTGTCGTAGCTGGATCCCTGGGCTTTATGGATCGTTGCAGCATCGCGAGGACGAAGATCGGGGATGGTGTTCTTGAGGAAGAAAAAGCGAGACCAGTTCTTCTGCCGACGATAGTAGTTCAGCAGTTCCGAATAGTGGTTCCGATCCACGGGAAGCGGCACATCATGATAGACCTGGCTCAGATTGGTCTTGAGTGTGGCGTTACGCACTTCCAGCATGACGGTGCCGGTGTTCTTGTCATCAACATCGAGCATGTAGGTGCCTGATGCGAGTTCGGTGATCTCGATTTCTTGCTCAACCGAAAGCATATCCCTTCGGTTGATCTTAAAGGCCGAGTTGTTCACCAGGATCTCTCCCACCTGATACTCAGGAGGGAGGTGACGGATGGCTCGGATGTAGTTGTTGTACTGACCAACCTGATCATTCGACCAGGCCAGGATGCGGCTCTCCTTCGTCTGCTGGGCGAAGGTGATCTTGAGCATCGCCTGCATCTCAGCGTCGTCCACATGATCGATGACACCAGGCACGATCTGGATCGGGTGGAAGACACCTGTCTCGACCGTATTCCGGAGCTGCTGACAGATTGCCATGAGTGCGGGCTGACCCGCGTTACGCATCGGCTGAGTGAGCTCGAAGAAGGGGAGACCTCGCTTGTAGATGGGCGAGATCTCCTCAGTGACCGGAGCCAGCTGACAATGATCGCCGACATAGACGATCTTGCTCTTGTGGGTGCCTTCGAGCAGTGCCTTCTCGAGAGGACTATCCAGCATCGAGCACTCGTCCACGAAGATGATCTTGCGCTCGTGGACCTTCCAGTTGCCTGTCTTGGTGAGCTTGGCCCGACCGGTGTTCATGTCATCCTTCACCGTGAGGTTGAGGAAGCTATGAATCGTACCGGTTGGGCGCTTGGTGGCCTGTCCCAGGACTTCAGCGGCCTTATTGGTGGTCGCCGTCATCATGATTTCATCGTATTCGGGCTTGATGCCCATTAGCTTGCAGGTACTGAAGTAGCGGGGCATCACCTCGTCGATGAGCTGGCCCATGGTGAAGGTCTTACCGACTCCACCTGGACCGGAGATGATCATCTCCTTCTCATCACTGAAGAGAAAGGCGAAGAACCCGTCTGAAGCCTCTTGTTGACCCTGGTTCAGGGTACGAACGTCTTCCTTGATCATGGTGTGTTTCCAAACGAAAAGCCCTCCGCTGTTGGCGAAGGGCTTTCGGCCGATCCAGGGAGTTGGTTGAGGGAGTTTAGGCGGGCTCGAAGTTGGCCGCGAAGTAAGCGGCTGCGATAAGCCACTGGTCGTCGTGGTTCGCTGGATTGCGGGCGATCATGTCGCCAGCCTTTGGCGAACCTACTGCCTGATCCACGGAAGAAATGCTGACACCGGAAAGGGCCTCTCCCGGCTCGTAGGGGCGGATTTCGGCAATCTTTGTGCGGCGATATGGCTGGAACATCTTCATCTCCTTCAGGGAATCTGGGGAACCATGCTGGTGAGATCCGGCTTGAAGTAGCGAGGACCCTTGATGATCTTGCGATTCACATCGAACAGGGGCTCTCCATCGAAGAACTTGGAGAAGTTCGAGTGGTTCACCTCATTGAGGCCACCGACCACATCCAGGTCCCGCATGTGACCGACACCAGAGACAGTGACGATCTGATCGCAGATGGAGTCCAGGAACTCCACCTCATCAGGCACGTCGATCACGTTGTTGGCGAACTTCAGGTGAAGAGCCAGACCATGCAGGGCTACGAGAGCGTTGGTTAGCATGGACTGAGTGAGACGATTGGTTCCCTTCAGGCTGGCAACCATCTCACCCACTTCCTCGAAGTGAACCCCCAGCTGGGTGTGGAAGTTCTTGCTGTCGGGAGACGGGACGGCCTTCTCGAACCAAGAAACCGTATCAGAGAGCGTGTTAGACAAGAGTGTCTCCTTCGGATGGGTCACTCTCTTCGACCATAGCTGCGTCAAGTTCAGTCCAGACCTGCCTCACGGTCACATCAGCCACAATAAGCTCCTTCACGTAGTCCTTGATGGACTTCGGCTTGGAGGGATTGGCGGACATGAGGTGATTCCCGATGACTTCCTGGAAGTTCTCCGGAAGCGAGGAGAAGATGTCTTCCATGAAGCCACGGCGGGTATCGGCAGGGGAGACGCGGAGACGCTTAAGCCGAAGGGTGACGGAGGTGGGATGGCACTTGAGAATGCGACCGATGCTCTCCAGAGAGAGACCCAGAGCGTTCAGTCGAAGAATGTCCTCGTCCGATCCCTTCCGGTTGCTGCGAAGCGCAGGAGTGGGGAAGGTGGGCGGGGCAGTCGGAGTAACCGAGGAGTTACTATGGTTAGTTTTACCGACGAAGGACATTGGTTGCCTCACTTGTGCGTGAAGTCTCTATAACTTGGGCAGGAGTGACCTGAATAGGGGTGATTTCCCTATTTGTTCACTTTTCGTGACTATTGCCTACCACGAGGGCTTCAAGTGCCCTGAGACGGGCAGCAGCCTGGTCAAGAACCGGGCAATTCACACAGACATAGAGCCGGATCTCTTCCAGGGTCCTGGCGAGGTCTTCGGTCGATCGTTCGCCCATAGAGGGCTGCATTGTTGATCCTCATGGTTCGAGTTGGGGTTTGTTCAGCCGGGGATGAACTCTCCGGGTAGAGTTTTACGTAGCTGGATCCAACCAGGGCGGAAATTGCCGGACTGCTCAGGGCGGAACCAGTGAGGATCGAGGCTGCTATCAGGACCACCGTCGAACCACTCATCCGGAGTGGCCTGATGCTCGGCTGGGCTCATATGGCCCGGTGAGGCGCTCACCAGTCGCTCATAGAGAGCGATGTCCTCCTCCACGGTGGTCTGTCGGCCATCATGGGTCAGATAGGAGACACGGGCACAGCGAGCCACGGAGACCTTCAACAGTACAGAGATGATCTCGTCCCAGCTCGGCTCATCACGAGTAATGCGCCCTCTCTTGCAGTGCTGTAGTGCCTGCCAGGTGTCTTCACCTTTGGTGAAGTTGATGTAGGGTAGATGCCAGTCCCCTGGATTCAGACAAATAGGGGTACTGGCCTGCTGAGCCTCCCACATGGCATCGGCCAGTGCCTTGATCTCAGGCTGAGCATCCTCGTGCCGTCGCAAGGCGTAGAAGTTCTCGTAGTCGGTGGCGGTGCACACCACGTTGATGTGGGCGAAGGGTTCGAGGATGCGGTTCACGATCTGCTTGTGAGCACCAAGTCGAGCTAAGTCGTTAGCGTGTTCAACGGCAGCATCTAAAGCACCATTCCAAGTATCTTTAGCGGCAATAATATGGGCTACATTAAGCTCTTCTTTAGCTTGCATTCCTGGCTGATTCTTACCCCAATAAACTGGGATAGCTGGATCATGACTAACATCTTCGATCAGCCTCTTTACTGGTACAGCACGGGAACTAGAGGCATTCCTGCTGAACATTCGATGCGTCATAAACTCAGCATGAATGAAGCGGGGATAGCGTAGCTGGAAGGTCGTGAGTCGGATGCCCTGCGGACTGATGCTGTCCGCGATGACTTGGGCGCTGATCATGGGATGCTCCTGGTATCGGTTTGGTCGAAGGCTTCCAGGCGCTCTACGCACCGCTCGATAGAGTTAAAGATCTCCTCCATCACAGCGGGGGAAGGCTTCAGGTCTTCCCGAAGAATGCGAGCCAGGTGACGCCGGGCAGGCCCGAGATCACCGATAGCGTAGCGAATAGGTGTTGGCATTTTGGTTCCTTTTGGAGGGTGCTAGGCACGATAACTCTCTATTATCGTGCCTAAGTAGGAGGAAGGCTCGATTGCCCTGATCACCACCAAAACGGCAGAAGGATCAGAGCCCAAAGAACCAGGGAGAGCGGGATGCTGATGATCAGACCACGCAGCGGTCCCATGCTCAGGGATCGGCTAGGGGCCTCTATGGCGTCGATCCAGTACGAGACTTTACTCATCTTCTCTCCTTGGGCTCATGCGAGCCCCCACTTCTGAGCCAGGCGAAGGATTTCTCCTGGCTCCAGAGCTTCTTTCTTTTCACTTGTCTTAATGGGCGCATGGCGTTGTGCACCCCCCAGAGAAAGGATTGTTTTCACTGGGGTTTTCCACCACGGCTTTATGTTCGGGGGCAGAACGACCGGCTTCGGTTTCTGCCACGGTAGAGGGGCAGGCTGGGCATCGATACGGCGTTGCTCAGCCAGCTTGGCCTTGCGTGATGGGGGCTCGACTGACTCTCGTATGTAGATCCTGGTCCAGCCCGACATCCGGTTGCACGTCCTGGTGACCCAGTGGATGTAGCCAGCTTCGACGAGGACCTCTCTCCAATTCCGGATGGTGTTCGTGGACACCCCCAGGATGGTGGCCATGGAGCTCGTCAGGGTGTCGAAGAATCGATCGGTTCCAGCCATCTGGCGCAGTCTGAGCAGCAGCTTCAGCGGTCCCGGAGCCAGATCCAGGGGCTTGGCTGAGATCGTCAGTACGATCCCCAGGTGCAGGTTGTTGTGGGCCACGTATAGGCACTTCCTGGTTGAGCGCCAGGACCCGATCAGACACACCTCACCACTTCACGCAAAAAGGTCTTGCGTGATGGGTTCGGTGATGTAGGTTCGGGAAAGCCGTCGCAGGCATTTCTCGATCCCATCTGTGGGTCGGCATAAAGGCTCCCGTTGCAAGCGGGAGCCTTTATGCTGTCTGGGGCTAGGTGTCGTTCATGGCAGGAACCATGGACGACGATCGATGGGTCTGCAACCTATTCGTCCATCTCTCCTAAGCAGATGAAATGAACGAACTCACCGCCCTGCTCCGTGCCGTCACCGTCCTCGATTTCTTCCCCACATACGGGGCAGACGGGAAGGTTCACCTCGGGATCACCGGGCATTACGCTGTCCAGAATACTGACTGGAATCGGCCCGATCATTGCCATGCCCGAAGAGGCTCTCCACGCTGGACACCACCAGCTCGGCGTACCCCCCGATTCGGTGGGAGACCCCCTCACCGTCATAGATGACGGCCTGGGGAACGGTACGCTTGCCATCGACCAGGCCGTACTGGTCATAGAGAGCCTGGCGCTGGATCGGACCCAGCTCCTCGACGGTATGAGGGATGCCCTTCTCCACGAGCCAGGCCTTGGCCTTGTCGCAATAGGGGCAGCCACCCGTCTCGTCAGGGAGCTTGGAGAACACATGCACCCTCTCGAAGGCATCGAGAGTGAGCTGCTCTTTAGCCTTGGACGTGATGGCTGGGACCGGTCGGCTCTCCTGGTTCTGATAGCGTCCAGTGTACTGAGCGGGGTTGCTTACCTCGCTGAAGACCACCTGGGCTATGCCTGAACCAGCTGGGATGTGGAGATCCCGATGACCGTTATAGACGAGCTCGAGGGTCAACCAGCCCCTCCATCCGGGCTCGATCACGGTGTTATAGACACTAAGACCGCGACGAGCCCATGAGGACTTGTCCTTGATCTCGGCCATCATGTTCAGGGGCATGGCGAACTCTTCCAGAGCCGAAGCCAGGACGAATCGACCTGGCTCCATGTGATGCTCTAGGATGTCGCCGTCCTTATCGAGAACCAGGCGCTGAACACACCGCTTGAGGAACAGATCACGACTAAAGGTGATGTCCTCCTTGATGCGGATGTCGTAGCCCGCCTCACCAAGGCCATGAGACACACCGTTCTCATAGACCTTGGTGCCGATCATGTTCTTGATCGGGGCGTTGAAGATCAGCTTACTGCCGTTGATGACCATCAGGATTTGCCTACTTCTCGGTACTGGGGGTGAACGTAGTTTCGTATAGGGAGTGAACGTAGGCCTGAATCTCGTCTTCGTCGGCTTCAGCACAGAGCTTATGGGGAACAGTGATCTCTTCCCCGTGCGTACTCTCCCCGCAGTCACCGCAGGTGTTGTCGTCAAAGGTCGAGCACAACACCCACTCTTGGCCCTCGAAGTCCCAAGACGCGAAGGCATCTTTCTGAACATTCATAGAGTGACAGTGTGTGCAGGCGACGACGATCATTGAACTGTCTGTCATGGTTCCTCTTATCGAATGTGGATGATCTTACCGAACGGCACAGTTGCCCCGGTATTCCTTATGGTGATCCAGATGATCGGGATGTCGAAAGGAAGCGGCTTCATAGGAGTCACCTCGAGATCCGTGAATATGATCGCAGCCGTGGGCTTATGATCAATGATATGCTGACGCACTGGCTCAAGATTCGTACCGCCCCGTCCAATGATCTTGATCTCATCGAATGGGTCGTTCTCGTCGAAGCTCACTTCGTCTGTGATACCATCGTCGAACTGAACTAGGGTCAGCTTCTTCGGTTTGTACTTACTTTTAACAAAAGCAATTTCCGAGTTGAACCGCACATTATCCGCATCGAGGATCGAGCCAGAGACATCCTGGTAGTACATGAGATGGTCTAACTTGCCCGCCTCACGATGGCGACTGGGCAGGTACATATCCGGATAACGTCTATTAGGACGTGTCCAGGTATAGCCCTCTTCGATCAGTTCCGTCATGAAGACATGCAGGAGCGTCTCCCACGGAACCACGGGAGCCAGGAACTTCTTGATCAGAAGCTCATACTTACCCGTGCCGATGCCAGCTGCGTCACCGCCCTGCATCTTGGCCTGGTGTACGGCCTTGAGTAGGGTATTCACGCTGGCGTTGATCTTGCCCTGTCCACCAGGCTGCATGGTGGGTTGGTAGTTCGGTGGAGGCTTGAAGTGACTCTTCAGGAGGTCATCGTAGATGTCCTCCTCGAGCCACATGTGGCTCTTGCCCTGAGCATCGGTCCAAGTACCCGCGTACTTGCGGGCATCGAGATCCTTGAAGGTGAGGACGCCTTCAATACCCTCGAACGTGTAGCCATCGGCTTCCAGATCCAGGTCAATCCGTATATCGGTGGCTATGTTCCACAGCTTGGCGTCACGGTCTCCCTGACGCAGGAAGTGCAACCCCGAGTTATGCCCAAGCTCGTGCATGAGATCGGTACGCCTGGATTCCTTGGGCAGTCGGAGGAAGTATTCAGGATTCCAGTAGATCTTGGTTCCGTCAGTGGCAGCGGTGGGGATGTTCGTAACCCATTCGAAGCCAAGAGAGCACATGAGTGAACCAAAGAAAGCAGAGTTCTTGCCCATGAACACCATGGACTTGATCTTATCCAGTTCCCTGGTGAGGTACTGGATGTCTTTGGTTCGGTCGATGGTTTCGACAGCGCTCATGCGGGGCGGCTCGCGAGGGCGGAGCGGGCGCGGCGTACCACGTCCATGTCGCGGTCGTAGCGTGCTCGGGCAAAAGCGTATTGCTCGCGCTGGGTGGCGGGGTACTCGTCGTTCACGTCAGCCTCCACCTCGTCGGCCAGCTCGGCAACAAGGGCCCGCAGCAGCGCCACATCATCGGACGGCGCGGCGGGCGGGGCGGCAAGAGCGGCTTCCAGGGCTCTGGCGCACTCAAGGTATTCAGAGCGACGAAGCGCCCACGCAGCGAACTGCACCACGTTGCGCGGAACCACCACCACGCCCACCGTCTCACTCTTATTCATAAGCACACTGTCTCCATGATTTCGGCACGGATGAACGTGCCCTCATGATCAGAGAGCATGAACTGTTCGCGTGCATGTTGATGGTCGATAGCCCAGCAGAAGTACCGCATCGGTGTGAAGCTATTGCGGTGCTCGTAGAACACACGATACGGACGCAGGAAGTCTCCCATACCGTCCATGGTTCAGACTTCCTCGATCAGCTTGATCTCGTAGTGAGCACTCTCGCGCTCATCGATCTCGCCGGTACTCCAATCAGAGTTCCAGCCAGCTTCTTCCGCTGCTTGAAGAATCATCCGATCAGAGACTTCTTCCTCGAACTCAAGCTCGACCGTGGTGTACTCCCAACGCAGCTGGGAGATTTCCACACTGTACTTCGGCATGGTTCAGTCCTCCTCTTCTTCTTGGGCTTGAGGAAGTGGAATGCCAGCAGCAACCAGGGCTTTCTTGGCTGCGATCCAGGCAGTGTCCACATCCGACCAATCGACGCAGCCTTCGGCTTCTTCACCAAGAGCATAGGCTCGTGCCAACAACAGGCAGGCGCGTAAGGCCAAATCCTGGGGTAGTGCTACGGAGATCATGGTTCAGCCTCCCTTGAGCAGGACCCAGAGCAGGCTCAGGTCCTTCTTACTCGGCTTGAAGTGTTCGATTGCACGCTGCTTGGCTTGAGCCAGTGAACGCGCATAGACCTCCACCACCGCCCGGTTGAGACCGGCACGGTAGGTGTTATCGATCGGTCCCTTCTTGGCGGTGATATTCCGTACCTCGAGGGGAGCCGTGGTCATGGAGTGAGACATCAGATTCCCTTCAGGTGGCGTTGATATCGGGTATGGGGCGCTGGCTGATGGTACGAGCCTCGATGTCGAAGTCTTCGAGACAGGCGATGGCGACATCTTCATGAAATTGGTCGAGGGCCTTTTCTTCAGCTGCTGTTCCCGTATCCATGATCTCGTAGGAGTAAACTCCCTCGATATCTTGATGTTGATCGTCACTGTCCAGTTCCTCCTCGGGAACCAACTGAAGCACTATAATCTTCACCATACTGATCATGATTAAGCCTTTCAGGCTGCGTGGAGATACTTAGAGAGTTCGAGAGCGGACCTCGAGAATGCAGGGTGCTTAACCAGCCTCGGATTGCGAGCCATGGTCGAGCGGAAGAACAGCACCCGGAAGTCCAGGGGATACCGATTGGCGTAAGTGGAGAGACCATCGAAGTTCTGGTCGTCCACCTTCTCCATCATCGCGCAGATGGTTGCCCATCGTGTGCTGGTGTCGTTGGAGACCATCGCACCCATTGGATCGTTGAGGATCTCCTTGACGGTGACTAGATCCTTGAAGACCTTGGTGAACTGCGTGAACTGGGCAGCGATCTCCGGTGTGATGGTACCGGCGTAGAGAGCCACCTTGTCGTCAGTGACTTCGTTGCCCTTGATCAGCTTGTTCATGAACTCCCATGTCATTTATGTTCGACGAGGCTCGCAAGGCCTCACCCGTTCTCTTATGAACTGCTGCGTGTCACCACGCAGATCAGACTATATCAATCCCCACAGCATGACCTGTTTGGGGAGCCACCGTTTCGGACATCATTGGCTTATGTCCTACGAGCTCTCGCTCTAGTCGTTGGGCATTTAGGACTACGGGAAGTTTCGCTGTCTCTGCGTATCGCCGATCGAATCCAGGAAGACATCAACAGCCTTCGCAGCTTCGATCTCAGAGGTGAACTGTTTCCACAGGATCACCTTACGCATGTCCTTCACCTTGGCTATGTAGTAGGTATAGGTTTTATCCTTGTACTTACTAAGCCTGATGTGGACGTTGTGATAGACAGAGGCCCCTGGTTTAGGGGTTAGTCCCGTTCTGTGTGCATGAAGATTGTTGCCTTGGGATGTCACTACCTCGAGGTTGGACAGAGCGTTATTTTGCTTGTCCCCATCGATGTGATTGACGACATCACCGTAGGCAGCATTTGGAATGAACGCCACGGCGAC